GTGTTGTGGGTACTGCTCATCAGTAGTTATCACAACTTCTCTTTTTGTGTAACTATCTGTCACTTGTTGCTCAGGCGTTACTAGCTTAATTTTTCCTTTTAATTCCATGATTTTAGTGCGTAAACTCGCCAGTTTTTAAAATTAATTATTTGGTTATTAAATTTTATTATAAACCCACTCAGGTAAACTAACTGGCTGTATTTTTTCGCTCAATCCGTTCCATTTACCAGTTTTAAGACACTCAGCATATACTTTGCAATTTTCACGATACTGAGTGCGTCCAAACGATATAGCTCGGTCATCTAAATAATGAAATCCTATTTTGTAAGGTTCTGAGGTTTCAACACGTATAAACACAAAAACTGACAAATCCAATGCATCCAATTGTAGTGCAGCACGTTTATGTAAATTCATTTGAGCGCAGTCTTTAATAAATGTATTACTCGAAGCATCTTTAGTAGATGACAAATCTAATATAATGCCCGACGGATTTATAAAATGTGGTTTAAATTTAACTACTGCTCCAGATTCCTTGTCTATAAACCTTGAAGGTTCACCGACTTTACCAATATTAAGTTTTTTAAAAGTTGGGTGTGATAATAACGCATTTTGCATTTTTTTGATATTCTCAAAAGCATCGTAATTCAATAAAATCTGATTGTTTTTTTGCGTTAATTCCATCAATGAATTGTACTCCGATTTTCCTAAGTTAGTTTTTTTATTAATGATCGGCTGTCTTACATAAATAGCCGAAAATTCATTAGGAGAAAAAACAGCGCATCTAAGAGCTTCATTAAAAATAACGTCGTCAGATTTCACATAAGGCGCACGATTAGGATTTTCAAAAGCATACCAATAGTCTAACGGACTAATTGATATTTTATCCATTCCAGTTTTTGATATTGCGGGTAAGTTGAACAGATTTTCCATATTAAAAATCAACTAATCGTTTAAATTTTTCAATTCCGTAGGCGTGATTTTTTTCTAAAATAGGAAGTAATTCATCAGCTCTGTACTCGTTTTTTTCTACTCTCATAATTTCGGGTGATTAAATTATTAAATTATGACGCAAACCTAAAACAAAAAAATGTAATAAAAAAATTTTTTATGTAAAATTAATATATTATTTTTACAGCGTTAAAAAATACAAAATGAAAAAAATAGACCAAATCCGTAAAAAATGCGAAAAAAACAACCTTAATATATATAAGGTGTTTCGACTGGCAAACGTGCCTTCTGCAACAATTTCAAATTGGAAGCGAAAAGAACCCGAAGCGTTTGAGAAATTAGAAAAAATAAATAAAACAATTGATGAGCTAATAGCCGAAAAAACTGAATAACCTTCTCTATGATAAACCTAAGACACTATCAAGATAAATGCGTTAATGGGATTCGTGAGTGCTTCAAGTTATTAATTAATTCGGTTTTACTGGTTGTACCAACTGGAGGCGGTAAAACGGTTATTTTTACTTTTATAGCTCAAAAAATGAGCATCAAAAGTAAACGAGTTTTAATATTAGTTCATAGGGTTGAACTTCTACGCCAAACATCAAACGCCTTGTCTAAATTCGATGTAGAACACGGACTTATAAATCCATTATATACGCCTAATTTCAATCATTGTGTACAAGTAGCCAGCGTGCAAACTATAATTAAACGTCTGAATTACTTTAGTGCAATGAACTGGGTGCCTGACTTAATTATAGTAGATGAGGCGCACCACGCTACTGCTGGTAGTTGGAGGAAAATTATAGAGCATTTTAATACCGCCAAAATATTAGGTGTTACCGCTACTCCTATAAGAGCAGACGGTCAAGGATTAGGAAAGGATTTTGGAGGAATGTTTGAGGAGCTTGTTATTGGTCCGTCAGTACAACAATTAATATACGAAGGATTTTTAGTTAAACCTCGAATTTTTGGACCACCCGAACATTTAGACCTATCAGGTGTTCACACTCAGATGGGAGACTATAAGAAGGACGAATTATCTAAATTAGTTGATAAGCCTAAAATAACTGGAGACGCTGTGTCGCATTACAAAGAATTGTGTTCAGGAACTCCATCTGTAGTATTTTGTGTTTCTGTGGCTCACGCTGAACACGTAGCTCAGCAGTTTAGAAACTCAGGCTACAGATTTTATTCCGTCGATGGTTCAATGGACGACGATATGAGAAAAAAAATACTAGGTGGTTTGGCAGATGGTTCGGTTGATGGTGTGTGTAGTTGCGATCTGATTTCTGAGGGTACAGATATACCAGCTATCGGATGTGCTATACTTCTTAGACCTACTAAGTCAAAAGGTTTATACTTACAGCAAGTAGGTAGAGCATTACGTCCTTGTGAAGGCAAAGAATATGCGTTCATTTTAGACCACGTAGGTAACACTCAAGAACACGGATTACCATATCAGGAGCAAGACTGGACGTTAGAAGGCGAAAAAAAGAAACGTAACCAAAAAGCCAAAGAAGTGGCTGTAAGAGTTCAGCAGTGTTTGAGTTGTTTCTCGGTTCACGAACCAGCTCCAGTTTGTCCTACGTGTGGACACGTTTACGAAATCAAAGATGCTACGCCTAAGCAAGTTGAAGGAACACTTAAGGAAATCACCGCTAATGATATCGTTAAAAAGCAAAAAAAGATAGAGCAAGGCAAAGCACAAACGCTGGAGGATTTGCTCAAAATAGCTGAACAGAGAGGATATAAACCAGAATGGGCAAACCACGTTTATATGAGCAAAATTAAGAAGTTAGAGAAACTGCAAAATATCACTGCTCCAGCTCCGCCACCTCCTCCAATTGGATTAGGTTTATTTGCTGATGTAAACAACGATTTTGATGCTGAGGCAGTAGATGAGGTAATCACTGAAATAATAGACGAATTTAGCGATATTACAGCTTACAATGAATTTTAAAAATTACCCGATATGGAAATACAAATAATTCAACTTCACATTAAAGGAACTACTAAACTAGAAATTTGCCGTTTATTAGACCTTAAATTTGACTATGTAAGTCAAGCTATTGAAAATTATATAAGTGAGCCATACATAATTAGAGAATCGAAAATTAATAATTATGTTTGTCCCTAAGCATATAAATTTTAAAATTTCAGAGCCTAAGAAAATTGAAGGCGTTTTCTGTTGTGCTTACGGATGCAAAAATAAACCATACCCACGCAAAGCTGGTTTATGCAGTAAGCATTATGCTAGGCACAGACGAATGATTGACCCGATTTATGATAGGTATGCGAATTTTAAAAATAATGCGCTAAGACGTTGTAAAGACTTCACAATAACACTATAGCAGTTTAGGGGATTTTGCAACGAAACGGGTTATATAATCAAAAAAAGGTATGAGAGGTCGAAATTGCACGATTGATAGAGTAAAAAACCAGTATGGTTATCATATTTGGAATATTCAGATTTTGACATTGAATAAAAATATCGAGAAATATAATAATGTAGATAAACACTACACAGAATTACCACCAGAACACGAAAATTATTTACCGTTTTAAAATTACAACCATGCAAGAAACCAATATAGTAAGAAAAATTATGCTAGCCATAGGCATAAATCCAAACATTAGAATATTCAGAAATAATACTGGTTCGGCTTGGATTGGCGCATCTGTGAAATTTACTAAACGTCAATCCGTAAACGTTGAAGCTGGAGACGTTTTAATAAAAAACGCACGATTTTTTAACGCTGGTTTATGCGTTGGTAGTTCCGATTTGATTGGCATGAAATCAACCGAAATAACTTCCGATATGGTCGGACAAAAAATTGCTATATTTACCGCTATCGAAGTAAAACAACCAAACGGACGAACTTCTAAAGAACAGATAAATTTTATAAATATGGTTAACTCACTTGGAGGAATCGCATTTATAGCACATTCGGACGATGAAGCTAAATCGTTTTTAAACTTATAATACAACCACTTACAACCACTCACCCAATGGATATTAAAATAGTCAAACAAAACTACAGCATTGTCGACGTCATATCTCGCTACGTATCGCTGAAAAAACAAGGTCCTGAAATGGTAGGTAACTGCTTATTTCACGACGACCACCACGCATCTATGAAAGTCAGTGAAAATAAGCAAATTTTCAAGTGCTTTGCTTGCGATGCTGGAGGCGATATGTACGACTTTTTCACCAAACAAGGCTACACTATTCCTGAGGCGACAAAATTCATTACAAACGGCTCACCTTTAGAAATCAATCAATCGACTTTCAAACCACGTATCGAAAAACCTAAATGGACGTCATTAATTCCTCCTCAGGATAAATTACCAGACGTTAAAAATGTAGAGTTTCGAGATTATGGTAAACCTACGGCATTTTGGGCGTATCATAACGCTAATGGTGATGTTATAGGTTACGTTTGCCGTTTTAATTTACCAGACGGCAAAAAAGACGTTATACCCTATACTTATAAAACTAATGGTGAGCAAACACGCTGGGTATGGATGTCATTCGATAAACCACGTCCATTATACAACCTACACGAAATAACTTCACGACCTAACGATATAATCCTATTAGTTGAAGGCGAAAAAACTGCCGATGCTGGAAAAATATTATTTCCTGAATATGTAGTCACTACGTGGATGGGTGGAGCTGACGGTGTTCAGTCTGCTGATTTTTCAGTGCTTGAAAATCGAAAAATATACGCTTGGAACGATAATGATGTACCGGGCATTCATTGTATGTTTGGAGGCTGGAATTTGAACGAAAAAACCAAAACATATAAACGTATAACTGGTATCGCTGAAATAGTAAACGCATCATTTAAGCGCATTGCAAACTCTGTGGATTTTCCTAAAAAATGGGATATTGCAGACGCTACTTGGACGCCAGAGGAGGCTCTGGAATACCTTAAAGCAAATCGTATCGAAATACCTAAAGTTAGCGAGTTTCCACCAAACGAATTACCTCAACCAGTTTATACAGAAACTACTCCAGCTCCTACGCCACCGCCACCAGCTCCCGTGTCTGAGATATATGAAGCTCCAGTCTCTGAGTTTGATACGGTATCAATGAAAAATAAATATTTCAGATGCTTAGGTTTTGAAAATAACGACCAAAATGTATATGTTTTTTTTGTTTATAGAACCAACGTAATTGTAAAACTTACTGCTGGAGGAATATCTGTATCAAACTTATTACAGCTCGCACCACTAAATTATTGGGAGGGTGCATATCCTAAACAAAATCGCTCAGGTTCGGTTAAATTCGAGATCAATACGATTGCCGATGACCTTATAACTAAATGCATGAAATGCGGTATTTTCGATAATAATAAAATACGTGGTCGTGGTGCTTGGATGGACAATGGACACCCAGTAATTCACGTAGGTAATTCTCTTATAGTTGATGGTGTTTATACTGACTTTCAAAAATTTCAAACAAAATTCATTTACGAAACTGGTCAAGAGCTAGGATTTCAACCCGTATCAAAACTCGATAAAACCGAAGCATATAAATTAATTACTTTGCTGGAGCGTCTAAATTGGGCTCGTTCAATAAACGCTCGCTTACTTGCTGGATGGATTGTAATAGCTCCTCTATCAGGTGCTCTTAACTGGAGACCTCATTTATGGCTCACTGGTTCGTCAGGTACTGGAAAATCCGAAGTTATGAAATTATTTGTAAAACGATTTTTAGGTCAAATGTTTGTAGACGCACAAGGCGAAACCACAGAGGCTGGAATTCGTCAATACTTGAAAGCAGATGCATTGCCAGTTGTTTTTGATGAGGCGGAATCTGAGGACCGAAAAGCAATGGAAAGAATGCAAGCAGTACTCGGAATTATGAGAGCCTCTTCCACTTCTGATGGCGGTAAAATTATTAAAGGTAGTGCTGGAGGTTCAGCACATCAATTCAATATTCGTAGTTGCTTTGCTTTTGCATCGATTGGAGCTAATTTAACTCAGCGTTCCGATATATCTAGAATCACCGTTTTAGAAATAAAAAAAGATACTCGAGAAAAATCAATGTGGGAACAAACGTTACAAATGTACTACGAAACCGTTACAGATGAATTCGTGCAATCGTTTCAATCGCGATCAATTGCATTGTTACCTGTTATTTTAACTAATGCTAAGACGTTTGCTAATGCTGCTGCATCTGAATTAGACAACCAGCGTGCTGGTGACCAGTTAGGTGCATTACTTGCTGGTGCTTATAGTTTGACTTCTGAGAAACTTATTTCTATGGATGAGGCTAAAAAATGGATAAAAGAGCGTGACTGGTCAGAAGAAAAATTAGCCGAAAGCACAAGAGACGAAATAAAAGTCATCAATAAAATAATGGATGGTGAAATGATAATTGAAACGCAATTCGGCAAAATGACACGTACCGTAGGTGAAATTGTGTTAATCGCTCGTGGTGATGTTGTCGACCAGCAAGAAATGTTGTTAATATCTGTTGATTTGGCTAAAAAATCACTTCGACGTATAGGAATCAAAATCGAAGGATTTTCGGTGGTTATTTCCGATAGTTCCGAATACATATCAAAACTGCTTCAAAACACTGCATACGCTCGAAATTATCAAACAATACTTACTCGTGTTGATGGAGCATTTAAAACCGAACCAACAACGTTTGCAAGCGGAATTAAATCTCGTGCTACAAAAATTGACACTCGATTTATTTTCGGTAACTATGAGAATCCTGGAATAACACAAACTGAAATCGATTTATATAAATAAAATTTGTTTATGTAAAAATAATATATTAATTTTACAGAATTAAAATATTAACCACCACTCGGACTGCAAAATAAAACTAATCACATACTAAAATTGGACCGCACATCCGAGTGGTTAAAATAACAAAATAATGAAAAAATCAGATTTAATAAAACTAGGATTTAAAGAGACTTCATATATTGAGGAAGAAATACACTTCACAGAGTTTACTCTCGAAACCGAAAGTTTTGTAATTCAGGTTTCAGGCATTGATGACGTTGAAATTAAAATCGATGATAATTGGATTGATGTACCAAACTGTAAAACCATAAATCAATTAAAACAACTAATAAAACTGTTCTCATGAAAAAATCACAACAAATAGGTTGCGGTTATTGTGATAAGGAAAAAACTTGTAAAATAAGAAATCCAAAAATCAATAAAGCAAAACAAGGATGTAAAGATTTTAAGCATTTTGAAAACTCAAAAAACGACATAAAATGAAAAAATTTCTCACCTACAAAAAATACCAATTTACAATCGCTTGGATTTTCCTCTTTTGGATAATCTTAAATATTTTTAGAACTTTAATACACTAAATTACAGACCAAATGAAATTAAAAAAAACAAAAACATTTTCAGTATCCAGTAACACCGATACAGTAACTCTCGAAGGCGTAGAATATCCAATTGCAAACCTTCTGAATTCTGGAATTATGAACCAAACTATCGTGCTATTAGGTTATGACGATATTTGGCACGAAATCGACGTACTTAATCTTGGTGGTGATAATTCAGACCTTACTAATTTTAAAAAGTTCGTAGAATTAACTCAGCTTAAATTATCGGATTTAATCACGATTAAAAATGATAAAAAACCATTACGTAATTACGATGTTACTCACGATGACCATGTAGAACTATCTAAGGAGTTCCCGCAATTCGATTATGTGAAAATCGGTAAATTATGCGCTTACTATGGTGATAAGTCATCTGTTTATGTATTACGTCAAGATTTGAGAATATGTACCGAAAGAAACCTAACAATAGAGCAATGGATTGAACAATTAGACAATGTAAAAAAACAATCAATGGAACAAATTAACAGAAGTAGAGACAGAATTATCCAATTAGGTAAATTAGGATTTAAACAAAACGCAAAAAAAGAATTTGAATTTAACGGATTTACCGTAACTCAAAATTCAGTTGACAACGATACTGATGAAGTGTGGAATTCATTTATATCTATAGTGCCAGTGCCAGTGCCAGTGCCAGCTAATCAGGTTAATATTGACGATGTTATTCAGGATGTATCGGCTCCACAACCAGCTCCAACGTCTGAGGCGTCAATTCCAGCTCCAGCAACTGAAACGCTCCCGGCTACACCAGTAAAAAAACCAGTATCGCTGGAGACTATCGGAAATCTTACTCCTGATAGAATTACAGATTTATTAGGACTTAACGAACAACAGCACGAAATCGTAAAACAAAACCCGTTAATTATTGTAACGGATAAAAAAACGCTTGAAACGGCAAAAAAACAACGTGCTTTACTACTTAAAGCATCTACTGCTATTGATGGAGCGCAAGGGATTCAAGCTACAGCAAAAAAATATTTAAACACGTTCAAATCTACCTTAGATAATTTTCTTTCGTCTACAGCCAAAATTACACGTGAAGCATACGACAAACAAAATGCTGAAATAGTTAAATTTGAGAACGCTGAGGCTCTTAGAATAGCTGAGGAACAACGATTGAAGGTGGCTAAAATCAACGAACGTACATCAAAACTGTTTAACGTGCCCATGGTGTTCAACGGCACAGTATATCAAATCGGAACACTGTATATTTTACCTTCTCAAATCGAAAATTCAACTGATGCGGAATTTGACGCTTTAGTAGCTCAGGCGGTTGCTATTAAAAACGCTTTAGATGCTGCAGCAGAAATTGAAAAATCAAAAGATGTAGAAATTGAAGAATTGAGACGCAAACTAGCAGAATTGACTGGTCAATCAGTCACTACATCTCCAGTTGTTGAGGTAGAAACGGTAACTATTAATAAACCTACGAATAACGGACCTACAACTACAAACTCAATCGATGCTCCAGCTCCAGTTAACAACATCTCAGCAACTAATATTCCAGCTCCAGCAGAAACAAATCCTAAGCGTTTCAAAGCATCGACGGAATACTTTATGCCTACTGCTGAAAATACTATTTTAAATAGGTTTGATTTAGATCACATCGACCTTATTCAAGCCGAACCAATGAATCCAGCATTTATTAAATGTCGCGCCTATTTCGTTGAAGGCAACCGCAAGGTAGCCGAGCAGATACAATCGATTTTAGACGATACAGACGTTACCGTTAAGAAATCAGTTAGAATTACTCAATTGTGTGAAACTTTATTAAATCAGCCATGCTAAACAACCTACTAGATAAATTATACGAATCGACTATCAGTTTGATATTTGGTTTTTGCTTAGGGTTTATTTTAGGAATATTATTAATTTTAATTATACTATTATGTCAAAAATAACTATCAAAAAATCAAACGGAAAATGGCTAATAAATGGCAAAACTTACGAAAAATTAGAACCACAAGAAAAAATATTTTTTGATGACTTTCTAAGGTATATGCGTGAGAATTATGGTAAATAATATAAATATGAAAACATTCTTAACATCGTTTTTACAAGTGGGTTGCGTCGCTATAAACACATATTTTATTACGCAACTTAACTGGATTGGTATATTTATAGCATCGTTTACAATTTCGTTATTGTGGGCGTTCAATGTATCAAAAATTAGTGTATCAACAACAAATCAAAAATTAACCTATGCTCTTGGTGCTGGTTGCGGTGCTATTGTAGGATTGGTTTTAGTAAAAATAGTATTATGAAAAAAGCACAAATATTTAATAACCATTTTCAGAATTTTAAAACCTATGCAATTCCGAAAGCGCAATTAATAATTGCGGATATACCTTATAATTTAGGTAACAATGCATACGCATCAAATCCAGCATGGTACAAAGACGGAGATAATGCAAATGGAGAAAGCGAGTTGGCTGGTAAAAGTTTCTTTGATACAGATGAAGACTTTAGACCAGCAGAGTTTATGCATTTTTGCTCAACTATGTTGAAGTCTGAAAAGAAAAGCATAAAAGTTGAGGGTATTGCGAGACAAAAAAGCGACGCACCTTGTATGATTGTTTTTTGCGCTTTTGACCAGCAAATGTATTTAATTGAATTAGCAAAAAGATACGGACTTAAAAACTATATTAATTTAGTATTTCGTAAAAACTTTAGTGCGCAAGTTTTAAAAGCTAATATGAAAGTTGTAGGTAATTGCGAATATGGTTTAATTTTTTACAGAGATAAATTACCAAAATTCAACAACAAAGGTAAAATGATTTTTAACTGTTTAGATTGGGAGCGAGACGATGCCGATGTAGAAAAATTGCACCCAACACAAAAGCCTTTAAAATTATTAAAAAAGCTAATCGAAATATTTACAGACGAGGGTGATGTAATTATAGACCCTTGTAGCGGTTCGGGTTCAACATTAATTGCGGGTCAAGAATTAAAAAGACGTTGCTATGGTTTTGAGATTAAAAAGAACTTTCACAAATTAGCTGAAAATTGGATTGAAAATGAATTTACAAAGTTATCTGAAATAGAGGAGTTTGGATTTGCGAAAAGTATAATTGAAAAGCAAGGAGATACTTTATTTACAACTATCTAAACTCATTCTAAATTACCCATACCTATTGCGCACACAAAACTAATACCTTGTTGCGTAACAGAAATTATTTTAAAAACGAGTATTAAATAACAAAAAAACCCTTCCAATTACGGAGGGGTTTTTCTTTACAACCAAACAAAATAAATCATGAGTAACAACCTATGTCACTGCGAATATACGAATATTTTTTAAAAATCGTCTGGATCGATGTAATTATTATTGTGATTTTGATTTTCTCTCTCAATATCTCTTAATCTTACTTGTTCAGCTAGTTTTTCCATTTCGATTTCTTCGTATGATTTTTTAACTGGAACAAAATCTTCATCTATTTTGTAGATTTTATCGTAATTATCCGAAATAGTATTTACCTCAGTCAATATATTTTCTTTTGGCTCATATTCTGACATAAATTTATTTACTACTGAAACTATAGAATTTAAACCCATTCCAATAGTATATTTATTAAGTAATTTTCCAAGTTCATTTCTTAACTTATCTTCTTGAGAGAGTTCCTTAAAGTAAATAGTTATTTGATTGCCTTCCACAGCGCATCTGAACTTTCTATGAGTATTTAGACCTAAATTAGAAGCATAGCATCTAACTGTATTAGCATTTACTTCTGACATAAAAAAAGATATTTTGTCCTCTCCAAAAGAATAAGCACTTTGAATTCTGTTGTAAATACTCTGTCTATTACCTCCTAAAGTGAAATAACAACCATTATGTGTTATTTTAAATTTCATTCCTTTAGCAGTAGCCATTCTTCTACACATCTTAAATAAACGATTATCTATTTGATGGTAAGTAATAGCAATATCATTAACTGTATCTTCACATATTTTATGAATATTCCAGCTAGTGTTGTTTAGGTTAGGAATAGAAACACCTCTAACTCTATAAAAAATATTAAAAACACCAGGAATAACTTTTGGTTCATAGTCATCAGTCATTGCTTTTAATTCATCAATGCTGTCATACCCTAAAATTTCAATTATAATATCTAAACATTTAGACATATAATTCCTTACATCTTCATTTTGATAGGTTACATAATTTTTAGCATAATTGACATTTTTTAAAAAATCAATTACATCTTGTTCAGTACTCAAATGCTTTGCTTCCATTTTTTATTATATTTAATAATTATTATTTATCAAAAGTATATATTATTATTTTTAAAACAAAATATATTTAAGTTATTTTTATATTTATTTTTTAATTATATATAAATATGGGTATTTATTTTTGTTTATCTCTTTAAAATCAATTAATTATCAAAAATGTGGAAAAATCACAACGGAACGAGACACACCCCCCAATAAATAAAAAACTATACTTTCTTATATATATATATAAAAATATGTAACTTTTTCGTGTTTTCTTTGTTTGTCTCGTTTTTTCCGTGATTTCTGTGACTATATTCTAATATTACGATATAGAATGATTTAAAATCAATAAAATCAACGATTTGCAAGTATTATTCGGTCGTAATATCAAAAATCACTATTTTTACAATAAAAAATCATGGTACAAATCGATAATACTTCCGTAAAAAAAGCAATCGACAAAATTAAACGTGAATACTCACACCTAAGCGACGAAAACCTTAACACAGCCATATCTAGAGCATTGAACCATACCGCTAGTAAGGGTAAAACCGAAGCTAACCAGAATATACGTGCTAAGTACAACATATCGACTAACACGGTTAATCAATCATTGACGGTCAGACGTGCTGCTAAAAATAAACTAACAGCCAGAATAACAGCTATTGGAGCTCCTTTATCATGGAATAACTTCCAAGCTAAGCAAGTAGGGGATAAATCAACAACATCATTCGACCGTAAGGGGCGTGCATCATCACGATTAAATAGAAAATCACGTACTAAAGCTATTAAGGGCGTTACAGCGACAATAAAGAAGGGACAGACGGTAAATCTGCCTACAGCGTTTATTCAAGTCGCTAATGGAGGTATTACTGTATTTGCTAGAGCTGTGCCTAAAGGTAAATCAGAAGGACTAGAATTTACTAAGGAACGACTACCTATAGCTAAGATAACCACAAC